CCAATCTTTAGCATTCTTACACTTGGCGTCTGTGATCATCATGAATACTTCAGATCCACCGATTTCTTTAATAGCGGCTATCTTGGATGGGTCGTAAGTACCATCAATCTGCCTCATGTTAGTTAATATCTGGGGTTCAGCATGATTAGTCTTGGCACGTTTGGCATCATCCCAGCAATCATTAAGATATCTAACAAGGTCCATCTCATCATCTACATCAAGACCCTCTTCCGGGATACCCCTGGCTGTATCATTAATCTTAGTAACTTCTTTTTGATCAGATATAACCCTCATGTTAACTCCTTATGTCCATGCCGCCATGGATGCGGGTCGTGATTTGGATGATGTTGGTGCATCGTAACGTGATCCCATTAAACCCTTAACTCCTGATAAACCACGATCTGCTATCAATGCAATATACTGAAGTGAATCGTGTAAGTGGCTGAAATCGTTCTTCAATGGGATCTCTGAAAAATGCTCATTAGCCCCTCTAAACTTATGCAATTTGTATTCTCCGATAAACCCTCTCCTTAATAATTCACAACATGGTGACAATTTAAATGCCGGTTTCCCTTCTACCATTTTTGTTAGGAATACGTCAACAGCATTTATACGTGCTAACAGGGAGTTAGTAGGAGCAGGGGTAGCGGGGAATCCGAGAGAAGCAAGTTCCATAAAGCAGGTACGTTCATCTGTATCTCCACGCTTGATACCTGCCGGGTCGCCTGTGGTGACTATCTCCCACCCTCGATACTTTGATACTAAATATGGTTTCACAATATCTGTTATAAATGCACGAAGTCCACAATTATCTTCCCAGAATTCTTTTAGTACATTAAGTTTACCATTAGGCAAATACTGAGCCAATGTACACGCGGGAGACAATCCAAAGTCTAGTCCCATTAAAATAGGGATACCCTTCATGGCTTCTATGTCTGTTTCTGTACAATGCACAGAGTCCATGTAGTTGCTATATACTGGCTTCCCATCGCGTATATACCCATACTCACCATCTATATATACTTTAATAAACTCCGGGTCTTTCCCGATAGCCATTGTTTTGTAATAATCTTTGGGGAGATATTTGAGATTTTCTGCTTTATCAGAACGACCAGATGGTTGTTTAAATATAGCATACTTGGATTGTAACTCTTCAGATTTTGGTAGTTCTTCTTCAAATAATTTAAAGATATACGATGCATGATCAGGTGGGTTAGTATCTGCTATTACCCCAAACCAAGTACACCCACCCTCTTTTTCTGACGGATAGCGTCCAACACGACCTTCAATTGCGTCTGTAATTACCTTGGGAATTTCCCTAAGTTCATTTAACCATGCTCCTGTAAGTTCAAGAGAAAGAAGATTTCTAACATCATTAGCATCATCAAGTGCCCTGAAGATCAATTCTATCTCAACCTTGGTACCATCTTCCAGGGCAATCTTATTAATTATATAAGTATGATTTGTTTTATTTTCTATTCCGAAGTAATCAGGAGGCACCCAATCATATACTGTCTTCTGCGTTGTTTGAACCAACTGGCTTACAGTATTTCTAACTATTGCCCAACGCGTCCTTCTTATACCCTCTTTATTAGGAGCTTGCTGAATGCCTCTTGCTATCATTTCCGCAACACATGCGCTGCTCTTGCCGGAACCAAAGCAGCCGATCGCCAACCTAAAGAAATGATTAGAATTTGCAAAGGCTCTTAATGTAGGAACATCATCATAATCATATACTCGTTCAAATCCCATTGTACCGCCTATTTCTTGATGATGAAGATAGCTTTATCTATATTAGTATTGCCGCCCTTTGGGGTGGACTCCTTCTTATCAATTCCCAGGATTATATCCTTTATCTCTATAAGCGTTTTAATATCATATACGTTCTTGGCTTGAACTGTGGTGCCTACTAACTCACCTTTATCATCCAGGACAGCTACGTCTTTGATCATTTTATTGATGATAGCTAAGGCAAGTTTCTTATTATTGATATGTTCTCTGGGGGTTTCTAACCCGTTATCAAGCAACTCCCTGTCTTTAAGATCAGCGCGACGCACCCAACCAAACTTAGAACTCCAACGTTGAATAGTTTGAATGGTTCTGTCGGTATGGTCCTGTAACTTCTCTAATGAACGACTGCGCCCCATTGCGACATACTCATCGAACAGGGCGCGTTGCTCAGGATTTTCCTCAAGGGCGGGGAGCGTCCCACCTTTGCTCTTTTCAGGAAATGCCATTACTTGCCTTTCTTCATGTTTTTAAACATCTCCACCCTATCTTCCTCTTTTCTGACCATATCAGCAGAGGGTTTCGATACTCCAAACCATTTAAGAATCTTGCTTGGGTCTTTAGTGGAAACAAGACACCACTCCATTTTACCAGTTGACGCTCGTTTCATTTTTTTAAGCATAATGCCTCCTTAGTTATATGTCAAGGAAATTATACCTCTACAGATATCTTAACCCAAGTATCATTTGGTTTAATGGATATCGTAGCTCCGCCTATCTTAGCCGGTTGCAGTCCAAGTTGCTCTGCATAGGTAGCATCGGTTCCGTCTGAAAATGTTTTAAGGAATGTACCGCAGATAACAAGGTGCTTTTCTTTAGATACAAGTTTATCTCCAACTATACCAAGTCTAGGCATGGTATCTGCCTGAAGTCTGTGGGTATGCCCATAGAGAGCTATGTCGCAATCGAACTGAGATAAGTCCTTGGAATACTTGGTTAATTCACCTCCTAGGGTTCGGCCACCCATACCCCAACCATGATGACCTCGGATGATTACGGTGCGCCCCCTGGCTCCATTTTCACTAAAAATGAGCCTAACAAGGAATGAGTATCCAAGATAGTTAACACCAAGCGCATCGCAAAGCATCTTCATGGGGTTTACAGAACAACGCTTAATTATATTGTCTTCATGATTTCCACAGTTCCCAGTTATAAACGGCCTTCCGTTTCTCATTGCCAAAAAGTTATGATTGTTTTCAATATTATAATCATATACATATCCATTATATTGAATTTTTTTAATTGACCTTATTGTTTTTCTTTTTGGAACCAAAAGATTAACTGAATATTCTGTTGTGCTTACATATTTCTCATATCCATTATATTTTTGAACTCTATTTCTACTACGTAACGTTGCTGGCGTGTTTGTTTTTAAGCATAATTCTAAATAATCATATGCCAATCCCTTTTCTGCGGTATAATATACTCTATTATGATGTCCGTTTTTCTTAACACAAGACGATCCATCACCTCTTAACATAGTATCCCTTAATATACATAATGAATTAAAATCCCAATTGTTTAATATTTCCCTACTTATTCTTTTCTCATTTATTGTTTTTCTTATTTCTTTGGCACTTTTTGCCTTTATATAAAATGCTGTCCACGGTGCTTCATTCGTTCTGTTTCCTCTATGTTGTTTGTTATTTTCTATACTATATTCAATTTCCAAACTATCTAACAATGATTTTATTTCAATAACATTATCTATATTTACGCTTGATTGATATATGTATATACCGTTTCCACCAGTTCCTCTTAAAAAACAACCTTCTGTTATAATCCATCCAATTAATTTTACAAAAAGTGGATTTACTTTTTCTGTTCCACTTTTATATGAAGACGCTATTGGTATTGAATGCCTAACCCTTATGTCTTTAGCAGGAGTAAACTCATATTTTGGTACTTTCATTTTCTTCCAAGAATAATCATCTCTACGTCTTCCAAACACACTATGGTCAGGAGTAATAAGTTGATCTTGAGTAGCCCCTTTTAGATTGTACATCTCTCCAGTATATTTATAACTATATACTTTATTTACATTTTCATATTGGAATTCTTCCAATGTTTCATTAAATGATAACAATTTTTCTCCAACACATACATCTTTAACATCTTTCCATCCATGCTCAGAGAGAACCATTGAGTCCTCGGATAAACATCCAAGGCCAATTATCTGATCTCTGAACGGCATGAGAATATCAATCCATTCCTTTACAGACTCACCTATAATATCCTCTGATTCAAATCCATCGCTAACCTTTCTGTAGCGCTTGGAGTCCGATACAATGATACAATCCATTAGATCCCCAATGCCAATGAGATATGTTTTTGGATCTGGCCTTCCTAGATACTCCATGAGGGCACGCTTGTCACAGTTTTTAGATCCTAAATGAACATCCGCTATAGGTTTAATTTTAATAGTCTCTCCGCGTCGATATGGAATACGTACTGTATCAACCGTTTTCTTCATTTGACCTCCTTTTTAACTTGGGTTAACATATCTGCTTCATACAACGCCATGTAGTGCTTGATCTTATTTATGTCTTCCTGTAGATAACCACGAGTCAGTAATCTAAAAGCATATTTAATCGTATCTGTCAAGGCCTTGATATCAAAGGCGTTGTAAGATGGGTGTGGGATAGCGGCCCTATAGAGATCTATGGGCTCTGTGTCCCCTGTTTTATAGTGGCTCGATCCTTGATGTTTTAACTCTTCCCATGTTTTACTTTCCATTTAAAAATCCCTCCAAATATACCATCAACTCCTCGGGTGTGTTTGCTCTACGCGGAGCAACCGTCTCCTTATTCCATGGTCTGTTTATTAATATAATGTGGGTGTAGTCTGGATAAAAAGGGTAATCGTCAACCAATATACGTCTGCCCGATTCAAGGTATTTCATTTTATCTTCCATATTGTTGATGTATTTTACCCTGGCTTCGGGTACGTGAATGTCTGTCCAGGCGCTTGTGTAAGGACGCCATAGGTCTGACTGAGCTGAAACTATATGTAGAGGTTCGCACATCAAAGCTAAATCAAGATACTCACATGGTGGGGCCTTTAATAGATCATTAAGATTCTTATCAATATGCTCACATATCCCATCCCCGTGGCTATTGACATATGTCCACGTAGCTATCTCCTGGTTAGTAAATCTAAAGCTTAAATCCCTCAACACCCCATCCAGATCCCAAAATATATTATTCCCATTTATCTTATTCGTAGGTAATGTCATTTCTCCTCCATCCATAAAGGTCTATAAATCCCTGTATTTCACTTTCCATTTTAGCATCTGAGAATGATTTCCATGGTTGTTTGTGGCGTAAATAATTCTTTAGCCACTCTCTAAATGCTAACTCCTGCTTGAACTTCCAACCGCGTGAATCAAACCAACCCTCCCATGTTACAAAATCCCCTGTTAGTTTCTGCCCTATGATTCTGAACATTTCCAGAAAGATTGGTTTCATCCATTTCTCGCGGGGGTAACTGCGCCTGTCACGAGCTATGACAAATTTACCTTGGGGCATAATGCATCTCATATGATGTTATAGGTAGACCACAATAGATATTATACTTACAAACCACACCCACCGCATCAACCGGAGTTCCGCCAACCTCCATAACCCCCAAAGCCATTTGCCATCCCTGACCAAAAGCATGAAACTTGTTATTCTTTAGTTCAACTATAAATGTTTGATCTGCGAGAAACACCCTACCACTAAACATCATACAGTACATGGAAGATGAGATACCATTATCGCCCTTAAGTGTTGCATTGTGCTCATCACGTCTCTTATAAAACTCTGACATAAAGTTAAATACATCGTTCTTTTTTGCCTTGGGAGTTTTGTTGGCTCTTACATATCTATAAAACATATCAACTTCATCACATACGCCAACAGTAGCTACCACCATATCTTTAATTCTACATATCTTTTTAAAATCTGATGCATATGCAACAAGTTCATCGCATAATGTTACTTGTGAATCAGCCGCAACTTGAATAACTCCACCTTTATTTCTCACAGCAACAATGCTCATAATCATCTCCTTTTCTATATAGGTTTGCGTTAATTAATTACTGCCGACCTAACTATACCTGATACCGCTTCCGAGTACAGGTCATTCAATTCCCCATCCTCCGACTCATAATGAGGGGTATCGCCAATATAGAATGTGGTTGGGTCCCCTACTATATTTTTAAAGTGTACGGATAAAACTCCCGGCTTGTCTCCTTGGGAAATGACAAGGATTCTGGGGAGGGTTAACTTGCCTTCATCCATCCGACCGATAACAAACCCAATCGGCGTCATAACTATGATGACTTTATGCTCCATTGTGGTTTCCATATCATTCCTCCTTGGTATCTGCTTTCTTGCTAGAGTGAATGTGGCATCCAAATTTCCTGGCCACATCCTTAACCGCCTCTGCTCTCCATTCCCACATCCATGAAGTAATCCTTTTAACCACCTTGTCTTCCCATGTATCTTTAATCTTCTTCCTTCTCATCGCTCAAATACCTCCACAATAGGTTCGTTTTCGGTTCGGTCTATCCTTAATGTATATGTAGGAATGTGACCACCCTGTCCACCAATCGGTCTAAACAACGGGCAGTAGCCAAATATGTATAGTATCTGCCCGGTATCGTCTGCCCATTCTCTGTATTGCTGAAACTTGATCTGGGGAAAGATGGTATCGTAAAGGTAATTACCAATCTCCTTTATGTCTGCCATGGGAAATTTGAGTTTCCCGGCCCGACCTTCTTGCCTACACTTTAACTCGCGATCTAACTCTGTCTCTGGATTTTTAGCTGGTGACATATTCCCTCCTTAATGACCATCTGGATTTAAAAAAGGACTGGTATTCCACTCACCTTCTATTGATTCTATTGCGTTAAAAACCTCCTCAACTTCCTCTCTTCCTTCTATCCAAATAACCGCCCCATCCTCCATTTTTATCTTTAATATTGATCCACCATATTGCTTTAATAGCACAAATCCCTGTTTAACTTCCATGACATCAGTTATTTCCATATTCCCTCCTTTATATAATATAATGGTTTATATTCGCGCCCGCGCGCGCGTTCCTTTTTCTTTTTACTACAGCAGGGGTGCCAGCCACCGATTCGCTGCGCGGTGTTTTCGTTTGACCCACCCCCTTGGTTTTCCCCCTGCCGTATCCTTTAATATATGGCTCACAGGCTAGGCACCGACCCTAGATTTTCAAGATTCAAAGTCTTGTGTCCTACCAGTTAGACGACCCGTGAATTGTCAAAGATCTGGTCGGTGCGGAGAGATTCGGACTCCCGGTTTCTTGTTCCCAAAACAAGAGGCTTACCACTTGCCCACGCACCGATGCTTCAAAAGAACAATTACTTTATAGCACAGGTCATATTTAAATTACAAGAAAAATGATTTCGTTTGATTTCAATAGGTTGACAAAAATAAGGCCAATGAAAGATTTTCCTTGACATGAATTTGAAAAAGATGTAGCATGCAAATCAACAAGAACGAGGGAGGTGAAACAAAATGTCGAAAATTAGAATAAATAAAAAGTTGCTTTTCGCTCTCAAGGAGAATAGGATAACACAAAAAGAGTTGGCAAGCAAGACCCATTTGCCGGAAGCGTATATATCAAGGTTCATTAATGGGACGCAGGTATTAACGGAAGTGCAGGAGAAATTGATTTGGGATGTACTAAGAGAGTACCAAAACGAAACCGAAAATGCCGAGTAAAACGAAAAGGAGGATGACATGGAAAAGAAAAGTGAAGCTATTAAATTTGTAGACTGTAAAGACTATTCACCAACGTTTAATAAGATGGAAGGATTTAGATCGGACTGCTTGTACCGAGCAGAGGATAACGGTAACTGTGGGTATTGTAAAAAGGAGGAGTGGTTCAGGTGTATCATGGATGTTGCTATGATGCCTATACCATTGTCTCAGTCAACCGTTGGGGATTTTGTAATCTGCCCCTATCTGTATTATCTTAAAAACATCAGAGGGATTGTAGTTAAGGATAGCCAAATGTCTGCCGCTGTGAAGATGGGCAAGCTTTGGGATAGTGTGTTACAGGCTGATATGGGGGATAGTACAATTAGCCTTAAGCAGATTATTGATGACTATGAGATACCGGATATCAATATAGCTAAGGTTAAGGCTTTGTTCCGAGCGTATAAAGCCCTGGGAATTACCATTGAGACAGGTGGGGTATTGCAGGCTGAGTTTGATAATACCATTGAAATCCCTGGGATTTACTCGGATTATAGCGTGGCTGTAAAAATTAAGGGGTTTTTTGACAGAAAGTATGATAAGTATTTTGTGGAGAACAAACTATCCAGTAGGCCAGATAATTATTTAGATCCGTTTTTCATCCAGTCGCAGGTTGGGGCATACTTCCTTAGTGATGATAAGTTGGAATATTGCATTATGGAAGTCGCGAGAGTACCGGATCTTAAGAGTATTGGGAAGTTTAAAGACGAGGCACCGGAAGAGCATGAGGAAAGGTGTTACCAGGATATTATATCAAGACCGGCGTTTTACTTCCTTGGCTGGGATAAGGATAGTAGGATGTATGGGAAGAAATATAGAAGGGGTGAATTTGATATTGACGGGATTAAGAAAAGGTTCAGGGCTGTTGACATAATGATACACGATCTCCAGGCTTATGACGGATGGTATAAGAATGATAAGGCATGTGGGGCTATATTGCCGGGGATACCGTGCGATATGAAAAGTATTTGCAGATATGGGAATATGAGTGAGACAATGTATGAAGTTAAAAAGAAAAGGTTTAGTATCTAGCAACTATAAAACGAAAGGAGAATAATTATGCATTGCCCTATTATGGAAAGAGAGTGTATTGAACTTGATTGTGCATTGTATAACGAAGAATATCCAGGGTGTGCTTTTTATGCAATTTCATGTATATTAAAGGATATCCAAGAGGATGGCATAGAGATATGCACAACTAATCATAACATAAATACAGAGGTTAAAATAAGCTAATATTAATACCACGAAAGGAGGATGACTATGCGTATCGAGATTTACAAACCAGGTACAGATGATGTTAAGCGGGGGAACTTCTCATTATTCTACGGGAAGTCAGGAAGTGGTAAAACAGCTACAACGTTACAGAGTGCAGAAGACCCTATCTTCTGGCTTCTGGCAGAGCGAGGGCAGGTTGATTTGACCATTAAGGCCATCAACCGTCCTGATCTTAGGCTTGCAGTCGGGTACTATGAGGGATGGGATGATTTACTTGAGACTGTCTATACCCCGCAGATATTCCTTGACGGTAAGATCAGGACGTTACTGTTTGATGGGTTGACACACGTTATGAATATCCATCTAGCAGACGAGATTATGGAAGAGGATTATAATGCTAGGGATACCAGTAAGGACAAGGGTAAGGATCTTACCATGAGAACCAAGATGAGCCAGGAGGGATATGGGGCATTGAGTAAGCAGATGTCCAGACTCATGAAGGGATTTGAGAATTTAACTAAGGTAGGAATTGATGTTATATGTACTGCCAGGGATCAGGAGAATCCCAAATGGAATAGGGAGTTGGCTTGTGCGCCGGCATTGGCTGGTAAGGAATTCCCCAGAGATATGAAGGGCTTCTTTGATTTCATCGGGTTGGTGGAAACTAGGTTTGATGATGATGGGGTTGTTGTTTATCCTCCTTATGTATCTTGTGATGATGATGGAAGTTATCTTAGTAAGTTCACTGGGTACAAACCTCCCGGTGGAGTTATTAGAAAGTTGTTTGATGTGAAGCGTTTAATGGCAACAGCACACGGTGAGATGATTAAAAAACCAGAATAAGAAAGGAGATACTATGGCAAGAGTAAAGAAACCTAAACCATGTTAACGCAATGAAAGGGGGTAGAAAGATGGCAGAAGAAAGATCAGTTATTATGGATGATACAAGTATTGTTGCCTATCTTCACTATCGTGGATTTAAATTTTCCCCTGTTAAAAAGGGAAAAGATGATCGTGTCGGATTTAAGGTTCTAGGAGACATTGATTCAGCACTTTCAGATTTCTACAGTAATGATCAGGTAGGGATTCAGGACTTCATTGGGTGCCTGAAAGCGGTCAGGGGTAGTATGTTTTTAACCAAAGAGATGAATAAACAAAACTAAGGAGGAATTGACTATGAGAGAAAAAGGACAAGTAGGAGCTACGATGGGATTTTCCGCACCGGCGGATGGTTGGCACAAGGCAGTTGTTCAGGAGGGTATTAATCTTAAGGTTAATGAGACGAGCGGTAAGGAGAGTTGTTATATCCCGCTCATGATCGAGTCCGATGATGAGGACAATGGCAAGAAGATCGCATTGTTCGTCAACACTCGGCAGGAGGATGGGAATCCTTATAAGAGCGTTGATAAGGTGTTCGCCAATATCCTGGCCAACCTCGGACTTGAGGATGCGTTTAATAAGAAGTTCCCTGGTGATGTTAGTTATCTTGATGCCCCGGTTATCGAGGCCATGAAGATTAAGTTGCCGGGTAGTTCTTGCCAGGTTAAGGTTGTTACCAAGGATAATAAGACCAATATCGTTCAGCTTGATGTGTACGGGGCTGACCATAGTAAGGATGTTAAGAAGACTCCGGCGGCTTCTACCAAGGCAAGTGGAACTGGTGGAACGGCGAAGTCTGATGCTAAACTCGATTGGTAACTGATGGTAATACATAATTAGCTAGTACCCATGGCGGGTTATATCAAAGGCATATGCAATATAATTGTTAAGTAAAGAGCAATTAAGCCAGCCAGATGGTATAACCCGCCAACTCTTTTTAAGGAGATGCCATGAAAGTGAAAAGTAACATTAAAGTAAAAAGGAAACCGGCCATCAGAAGTAACGGATCTTGTGAACTAAGGCCGCATGTTATACCTGAAGGGATGATTGTGGTGGTGGATACCAGGGAGCAGAAACCGTTGTGGCTACCCACTCCCATGAAGGATTTGGTGATAACTAGGGGAACGTTGAGGAATGGTGATTATAGCATAAGGGGATTTGAGGATACCTTTGCCATAGAGAGGAAAGAGAATGATCTTTGGGCATATCTAACTAGTGAAAGACAAAGGACTAAGGATAAGTTGACCAGGCTAAAGGACTATGAGTTTAAAGCCCTGGTAATTGAATTTGAGGAAGCGGAATTATATATGCCGCAGTTGTTTACAGATATCCCCCCAGAGGTTGTAAGGCAGAGTTTGATTAGCTTTGAGATCAAATATGGGATTCATATATTTTATGGAGATAGACAGGCGTTGGAGAGGAAGGTATTGGACTGGATGATCTATTATTGGAAGTTTAAGCATAGCGTATAGGAGGGGTACTAATGAGAGTTAAAGGTGAAATTGGTGCAGAGGTTGTACAGAGAGAAGAGATTTACTTTGGGGAGGACAAGCCCATTAAAGATGGTGAGGCGAGATGGTATGATATGATCCCTTACGAAGCCATGAACATACCATTTTGTGCTAGGCCTAAAGGGAAAGGGGTAAGAATTGACTTTTTTGCGTTCTCTAACCTCCCGGACAAGATTAAAGAGATACAAGAAGCGGCTCCATATAAGTTTAAACATACCGGGGATGTTAATAGAAATGCCCATTATCTTGGTACTTACATGTTATACCAAATGTATATTACCAGGAAAAAGTTCGTTGAGGAGGAGAAGATTTACAAAGAGACAGAGGAGGCTATTAAAGCTGGGTCTAAGAAACTGTTTATTAGGGAGCAGTTTTTGAGAATTCTTGATCAATTTCTCCAGGGGCTTTTAGTGCAAAAAGAGTTTGAAGAAACCATCGCTAAAATCACAAATGGGATATCAGATCCTGACCTAAAAAAGTGGTTCATTGATGATGTAAAAGCTCAGTTGGATGACGACAAAACATACCATAGGATACAAAATAAACTCCAAATGAGAACGGCCAGGGCAAGGGGTATTTCTGTCGTGGGAGACTATATTGATTAACGTGGGAGCGTGATTGCGTGATTCCACACATTAGTGTATACACATGCGTGAGAGAGTACCAAAATTATGGAGAAAGTTATGAAAAACACTGTAATGAATTATTTCAATAAGATACACGCGGTGATTACGTGGGGCTGTG